AACTCTGGAATTACAAACTGAGCTTTAGTGGTATAATCAGAAATTAATACTCGACCAACGCTTTCGTTCTTGAATAAAGTTTGCATCGCCATCAAGTTATTTTGATTTATGCCTCCCTTATCAGGCTCAGCTCCCATGGTGATTAAAAGGATAACATTTTCAACAGTTCTCGTGATGGCTTGATCCATCTTCTTTAATTCCATCTTAGCATTGATATCCTCCAGTACAGGATATCCAAATGGAACAGCAAATGGCTCATAATCTTGCTTCTTATAAAAAGAGTATGTTAGCTTTTTAGGATCAAGCTCAATCTTTAATCCATCTTGGTAATACGCTCCTTTTTTGATGTCTTTTTTAACATCAGCTGGCAATCCATTTAAAATGTCTTCGTCTTCTTGTGTGATTGGATTTTGCAATCGAGCCAATTCATACTCAGAAAGAATTTTTTCATATGCTCCAGTATTAAATGTAGATCCTCTTTTCGCAACAACATCAAACGGATTTAATAAAATGTACTTTACAGGAATCTTATTTACGAGCGCAGGTAGATCTCCAATCTGTCGAGTGATCTTTGTGAAATCATCAATTTGGAACTTACCATCAATTCTGTATAAGAAAATATTGCCACTTCTATAGTATTCGCGGAAGTATTGATCTTTTAAATTCCATAGTTTAATTTTCTTAAACCATTCAGTAAAAAAGTCTTTGCTTTTTTGAGATCCTCCTTCAAAATAAATCTCCGTGTTTGCAAACTCGGCCATGATGTCAATAGCGTTTCTGAATATAGCTATATTAGCATACGCTTTTTGACAAAGCTCGATTGCTTCGCGCACATTAACTCCATCCATCGCATAACTGTAGGGAAGTAATCCATTTCTTATGCTACTGAATCTATCAATTGTTCTGTTAATCGCTGATCTATTGATTCTGCTACTGCTTCTTTCTGTATCTGTTGATCTTGAATAAGAAGCTTTAGATACTCCCATAGAAGCACTAGAAACATAAAACGGTTCTCCACATAATTCAGGCTCATATTGAGATTGAGCGGTAAAATTCGGCAGACTGTTTTTTGGCTGGCTTAAATTATCCCAATACTGAGACTTTTTATTGTATTTGCGCTTTGGCTGTTGCATTTATATATTTTACACGAAAAGTTCAAAAGTTAACTTTAAAAGTTAATTAATAAACATTGGAGTAAATGTCGCTTGAGTATTATCAACTGGAGATGCCATCATGTCATAGTATAAATTCATCATCCAATTTCCTAAAACCAATGTAGAATAAGAGTCTTTTCTTGCTTTATCAGCTCCTCTTTGTTTTTTAAGATTTGCTGGCAAATCAAAACTTTGAGTGCCTTGGCTTGAGCTGGTTACTTGAATTAAAGCGCATTGAACTTTAATCATATCAACGGTATCTTTTAAATGCTCAATAAAATCAATCATTTTTGCGCCCGACTCTTTCTCGTCTTCTATTCTAGAGTATTTTAAATCTGCAATTGGAATATTGGCGGATTTTTGTTTAGAGAAATCATCATTCATAGCCATGCTCGCAAACCATATTTTTTTATGATCAAATGCCGATTGTAAAAGCTCGTTTGCATATCTAATCCAGAAAGAGCTTGGTTTTCTTAAGAATACTATTCTTCTGCTTTCTAAATTGTATTGATTTCTAGCATCTCGCAAAGCTTTGTCATATTCTTGGGTGTTGTCTAAATCAGCATCAAAGCAATCTAGTTTAAAATTATTCTTTTTGAATAGCTCGCTTTCGTTGCAGGAATTCAAGAATTGAACTCCACCGTTATAGTCTCCAACAACAGCAACAACGTTGAAGTGTTTCATTAAGTAATAAAAATACTCAATGTGCCTTTTTAGATTCGTTCCAGAAAGCGCGTAGGAATGCACTACAACGCCTGTTCTTTGATCTGGGATGAGTTTGATGACTTGCATCGAGAAATCGTCTGAGCCATCGCTCTCGGACCAAGAAGGGTCGAAAGAAACAATATACTTGGCTTTTGGATCTCCTATGGCTTCGACACACTGCCCTTCTCCATCGATTATAGTGCATTGTGACATCTTGCTAACCTTGAAGTATCCCGAACTATCATCAGTGAATACAGAGCCGAATTCTCGCTCAAACTGAGCCACGCTCATTGTTGCTTTAGATTGATCCAAAAGGTTTGCATCATAAAGCTGTTCAGGAGCGCAATCATAACTCAAATGCATAATTACTCGATGAGCTTTATCCTTTTGGTCTGGATTCATTATCAGATTTTCGTACTGCAAATAAAGTTTGTATAAATACTCAAATCTATAACTCGCAGATGAAAGTCCAATAATTTTGTTATGAGGCCAAAGATGACGCTCAGATTCTTCCATTTTACCTTCTTTTATAAGCTTAGTTTCTAAGTCATAAACTTGTTGTCTTTCAGTTGGATTTTCTACAACAGCCAAGAACGGCAAAATAACTTCATTTAGAATTTTCTCTGGCATCAAAAGAAGCTCGTCAATAATCATTCTTTGGAATCTGAAACCACGAAGCTTTTCTCCATCGCCTAATGGCAGAGCTGTAATTTTACTTCTGCCAATTTCCATGACCCATTCATCATTGCTTTTGGATATTCTGGTGATGCATTGAGATAATAGAGAAGCTTTTGGACTTTTGGCAATATCTTCAATCTTTCTGAAAATCATCTTAGACTGTCTGAACGACTTACTAATAATCCCGATGTGAACACCTTGATTAAATATCGCATCTAAAATAGCAAACACAGCTGTGGAGAATGACTTTGAAAGACCTCGACTCCAAATACCTAAAAAGTAATCTGTTTCCATCATCGCTTTAATTGCCATGTGCTGGAATGGAAATAGACTTACTCCAGTAATTAATTCTGAAGAAAAAGATGGATTTTCTCGTAAGAACTTATACAAAAGAACCTTTGCTTTTTTCTCATCGATGAATCCTTTGCAATCAATGATTTCTTGATTTACATTTTTGAATTTTTTATTTAATTTTTGCGATCCTTCGTGCCAACTCATTTTGAATTCCTTTCGTAGTAGTTCATTGCTCCTGCATCTAAGAAATACTGTATGTCAGTATTCCATAACTTCTTTCCATTAACTAATAACTTGGGAATTAAAATCTGACTATTGCTTCTATTTCCACTAAAAACAAACTGACAGCAATCTCTAAAATCAGACTGAATCTCCCTCATGTTATGAAATGCATAATCAAGATTATATCGCTTGGGAGAATATGCATTTCGCTCTGCCATTTTGTATAAATTACTTTCTGTTACAACAAACAAATAACACCCAAGATCTCTACATCTTTGCAGTTCTCTTCTAAATCTTTTATAATCAACTGTCATAGTTGAGCAGAAATCGCCAAATGACTTTCTATCTACATAAGTGTAATTATAATCTTCGCCGCCAACTGCATAATCTCCAACATCAAGTTTTAGCTTTTCTGAATTTTTAAACTCTAAAGGCTGCTGCTCTCTAGTATCTACATAAATCTTGATATCGCGAAAATCAGAGTGAAATGATTTCGGCAAATTGGCATTAAACATAGGTTCAATGTCGCAAGCTTTACAAGCATTTGAATAGCTTCCAAAAAATTTCTTATATAACTGTATAGTAGGTAAGTTGGAAGTGAAAAGTTCAATAGTATTCGGGCCATATTTTAATTCTTTCTTTTTTATTCTGTTTTTCAAGCAAGAAATTATATAAGGTTCGACTTCATTAGCTGGAGCAGTCTCGCACCATTCTATTAGCTGCTTATAATTTGAGAAGTCTTTCTCGAAATAGTCTTCATAGTTTTTAAATTGCAATAAGTCTCCAGAAAGCTTATTTTTTCTTGCAAAATGCTTTACATAGTAATCTCCTAAGATCATACCATGCTTTTTAATATGAGCGTGCAAGCTTTTTAGTGAGCCGAATGACTCTTTACATTCTCTACAATCAAATGACATCTTCTTGAGAAATTCCTAGTATTCTACTCTTCCATTCCGCCATGCCTTCTAAGCGATGAGCTTCTTCTTTAACGAGGGCTTTTTGCATCTCCGCAATCTTAACCATGTTAAGACGTTCTTCTTCATCTTGAAAATATTGAATCAAAGAAAGGATAGAGGCATTTTCTTTATGCTTGCTTTTCATGCGCTCAGCACGATCACCCTGAAGCTTTTTTGTTAAATTCTCAATTCGAGTTTCGCATTGATGGTATTCTGAACTTTTTGCTTTAATAATTTCCGACAAACGAACACTCATTTCCTCTTGATCGTTTGTGATGTCAAATATATCATTCAGCTTATTCAAGTGTTTGCTAACTACTTCTAAGTTAACAATCTCCTTGCAAACGTTCATATACAGGTTTAATTCATCTGCTGTTAAATCAGGCTTGTCCCAAGTTAAACGGATAAACTCTTGCTCAAATAATTCGCGATCTTCTTTTGATGTATAATTATTAACAATTTTAAGAAATCTTGAGTTATTTAAATTGATACCGAGTTTCTCTACACATACTTTATGTTGCCTATTAATCTTATCTTCCTGCAATTCACTACCAGTTGCGTCGTTGATCTTTTTAACGATTCGGCTCGTCGATTTCGGCGCTACATAACTACTCAAGCCAACATCACTATCTTGCGATGGAGAATAGTCTGGATTGATTTCATTTATCACCGAGTAAACTGCTCTTTGTTCCAGCGAAAGAGGTTTCACCTCTCTATCTGGAAATAGAATTTCAGCAATACGCAAGGAAGAAGAACCTGCATTAGCATGTTCAACGATAAAGCTTACTTGCTCCTTTGTAAATTCAATACCTTCCTTTTTTTTGCGCGTAGAAGTGTTAAACTTCAGTCCAGTCTCGATCATGTAAGATCGAATAAGCCTTCCTTCTTTGCTTCTTCCATCGATTTCTGGATTATCGAATACAATACGAACGATCTCGTTGAGATCAGTTGTTTTGCGGTAAGTGCTTTTAATAAGTTCTTTTTGTTCTTCGGTTAGATTCATAATATGATATCATATTGTCTAATGATTGCTTCGGCTTTTTGCTTAAGCATTTTTTTTAGGTTTTTGATTTGTTTGTAACCTGCTTTTCTGTTTTTCTCATTGCTTTTATAACCCATAAATTTAGCAACTTCTTCTTCACTTCTATGTTCAAAGAAAAGCATAATATATACCGTGTAATGAGGTTCGGAAAGTTGGGACTTTAGCAATTCGTTTAATTTTGAAACAGAATCAGAAAAGTCTACGCTCGAATCTTGTTTTTGATTTATCTCCTGAGCGTGGTTTTCTATTGGTAGTGGAAGCTTAACACCGTATCCTGATTGTTTTTGCTTTGTCCACTTTAAGTAATCTGCACATGATGAGTTTTGTGTTCCATTTTTAGTCATGGCGCAAATGTTATCGCCCATATTAAACTTACACTGCATACAAGGCTTTACATAATTTGTATAATTGTTGCGAATGATGTTTTTAATTTGATTTGATGTTATTCTAGCAATCCAAGGTTCAAGCGGCTTTGATTGATCCCACATGCTCCATTTGTTATGTATGTGGATTTTTACTATTTGGGAAACATCGTCGAAATCAAACCAGTTGATAGCTTTTAATTGCCACTTCTTTCTAAAACGCTGAATAACAGCGTCTATCACCAAAGAATAGTCTTCGTATTTTTTCAAGCTATTATTCACGACGAGTTTTGCTGCTAACGAAATCATCAACGCTAGAAGCTTGTCTGCGTCTGGTAGTTCTTGGCTCGTTGTTGGATTGGCCAAAAAGAGAACCTAAAGAAAAAGAATTAGATTCGGAGTAATTTTCAACTTCTACTTGCAACTTTCTAATAGAAGGAACATATTCAGCATCTGAATTTTCAGGATCGAGATCTTCTTCATCTTCGTCTTCATATTCAGAAGCTCTGGTTTTGGAATTTGCAGGTTTGGCTAAAGAAGGTCCTAGTGAACTACCGCAGCCCGAACAAAATTTAGGCTTAGAATAATTATAAGAATGCTTTATGCCACAATTTGGACAAAACATAGAATTCATACTATTATAATGTAATTATATAGCGTTTTTTCTAGTTATTTTTTTAGACGAAAAGACAAGGCTACCACCTGTATATTTAAGCATCCGCTGCGTGCGTTGTGGTAGCCTTGTCTATATGTATTTACACCGCTGCTCCGATTTTTTCCAATTTAGATACTAAAAATTTAAGAATTTCACTGCGAACAATATCATCATGATTAAACATGAAAGTTTGAACTCCTCTGTCTTTGCTTTCTTTATCATTAAACAAATTGAAGGTGTTTTTGAAGCCTGAGCGCTGTCCGATATCGCTTTGCATGATGTCGCCGCAGATGATAAGCTTAGTACCTTCGCCTACTCTTGTAATAAGAGTGGTAAGCTCTTTTAAAGTGAAGTTTTGGCATTCATCAGCAACAACAATCTTGTCTGTCCAACTTGCTCCGCGCAAAAAGTTAATTGGCACAGCGCTGATCATTTCTTGTTTTTTCAACCAAGCAACATCTTGCGGCATAACAATTTCTTCAAGCTTGTCGTATAAAGGCATTAAAAACGGATCAAACTTTTCCGCAATATCTCCTGGTAAACTTCCAAGTCCTTTATCTGCACTTTCAGCAATGCTTCGAACATACAACAATTCCTTATCTCGATCTGCTGCCATAAGCTGAATCGCGGCATAGATTGCCATGTATGTTTTAGAAGATCCTGCTGGTCCAGAAACAAAAATGATAGAATTGTCTGGATTCAATATAATATTTAAGAATTGAACTTGTTTGTCTGTAAATTTAAATTTACGAGCCTTAGTTCTGATCTTATGTTCTAGTTGAGGGTGGAACTCAAGAGAACCCGACTTGTCGAGTTTTTTCTTCGCCATTCATATATATTTACACGCACAAATCAAAGAACGATCTCTCTTAATGAAATATCTCCTGCTAAAATTGAGCCTTCTGCGATAGAAATATTTTGAGACATAATGCGCGAATTTGATGACATGCCAAAGCCTCCGCTGATAATGGATTGTCCACTAGCGTTTTTGGGGTCAATGTTTATTACATCTCCATAGCTTCTGTAATCAATATAATTGCCTATGTTTGTGGATTTGATGTTCAATTCTTTTTCAATTGAGTCTAAGAATATGTTGTTTGGGTTTATTTGTCCAATTGCAGTCGAGTATGTTCGATTGCAATCTACTTTATAAGTAATCGTGTCTCTGTTTGAATCAGATAGTAAGGTGCCATTTGTGATTTGTGTATTAAAGCCATAGGCTATGTCTTCGTGATTACTTGCTATAATTTTTCCAACCGTGTCTGGAATAATTGGTAATCCCGTCGGAGCATTTAAACAAGTAAATTCTGCGGATACTGTAACTGGAGCGAAGTTTGATATTTGTATTGATGCGCTGTCTAAATAACAGCCTGAAAAAACATTTTCCCCGAATTTCAAAACTGTTAATTTATCAAATCCAGTTAATTGATTGAAAATAAGTTGTGCAAAGTTTGAATCATAAGAAGTGCCGCCAAGATACACAACCTCTCCTTTGGAGGCTAAAAACGTCAAAGATATTTTAGAAACAAGAGGTCCAGCAATACGAAAGTTGTCATTTTGATTTGGGGCAAGGATTCTCCCCGCTTGCAAAGAGCTTTGTGCGGTGATTGAAATATTTGATACGGGAAATACGAAATATTCAGATTCATCCACAGAAGCATAGACTATCGCTTGGTCATATTTTATTACTGGCATTTTTTTATTTTTTTGGTTTTCTGAAAAGGCGGGTGTTTTTATTTTTTACACTTTTATTTGAGTGAATGTCGATGAGGGTGCTACGTTTTCGAACAATGGGGGGAGGGGTAT